CCCAGCTACTCACAGTCGGACGTGGATCGTTCGCCTCCGTGAGGAGTGCTGACTGAACACCTTTCTATGAAAGGGGACAGCCTTGGGAAATACATATACCCAAAGCACAACCTTCACGCGCTTGATCGCTGTCGGATTGTCTCCTAGTGAGGCGTCCTCAATAGCTAAAACCATCCATCGCTGGGTGGTCAATAACGGTGAGGAAGAGACCGTTCGTCGTCTGAAGTTGCTGAAGGATTGTTACCTTCACCATCTTGTGGGCCAGAGAGTTCATCTCGACTGGTTCAAACAGACGAAGGATGGAGCCCCGAAGGGTCCATTTCGGGTCCTTTGGAAGTTCGGCCGTAGGCACCTGTTTAAGGTGTGGAATGCGATTATGTCGTATTCCTGTTTTACCTATTCGGTTAAAACACCACGGATGACCCCGCGTCAGTATGCAAAATTCATCACTTCCGTTAACCGGAAGCCGGTGGATCAGTCATACAACGGCACCATCGAAGTGTTGATTAACAACTTCACTTCCGCCTTTACGCCTCGTAGTCGCTTTACCGCAACTACTGGTTCCCCCGTTGCATTCTTGAAGACCTCGCCTACCCGGCGAGCTCCTAATCCGCAAGGATATAGGAAGAATGACCCGGAGGAGGAGACTCTGGTTGCCTCTATAGGCGTCCTCAGTCTTCGACCCAAGTTCACCCGTAAACACTTCGGGATTTATTCCGGAGTGCTACAAGGTTTCGAGGAGACATGGCCCGGATTCGTCTGGACCGTGGATAACTCGACTGATTTACCCCTATCCGGAAGGATTGGTGTAATTCAGGAACCAGGTTATAAAGCCCGAGTAGTAGCGAACCCTTATCGGGTTCATCAAGCAGCTATGCTCCCCTTAAAGGAGTACCTGTTTGATTTGCTACGCCAGCTTCCTAATGATTATGTATATAATCAAGAAGCCGGTCTGTTGCATGTACAGGAAAAGCTTAAGCAAGGTTCAACTTGCTGGAGTATAGACCTGTCCAATGCCTCAGATCACCTACCGTTGCAGTACCAGAAGGTATTGCTCCATAAACTGGGTATTCCCCAGGATTGGATCAATGCCTTTTCCGACATATCAAGTGGCGATTGGGAGCTTCCTCCTGATTGGATTCCTCGTGAATCTGACGTCATGAAGTATGTGGAACCTGATGACATCCAATCCAATGGTATATATCCTTTTAACAAGGAGAAATACCTGAGGTGGAGTGTTGGCCAGCCTCTGGGCCTTGGTCCATCATTCCCATCAGCGTTCCTACTGCATCACGCTATTGTGGCGGGGATTCACATCCTCTTCTCAATACCGTTGGATTATGCAATGGTCGGTGACGATCTAGTCATTTTCCATAAGGAAGTTTATGACTTCTATCGGTGGGTGATGTCCGGTATCGGAGTTAAGGTGTCCTTGGAAAAGACACTTATCTCTGATAAGGCTGGAGAGTTCCTATCCAGGATTGTATTCCCTGATTTTATACTCAGAGGATACAAGTGGAAAGGTTCTGGCGATAACTCCTTTTGGGAGGTTGCTCGTAATCTTGGACCACGCTCTATTCGCCTATTCCAGTATCGGCAGCGAAGGGTTTTGAATTCCCTTGCTTGTTTGCCTGAGCCATACGGGCTCGGATGGAATCCGAAAGGTATTCCATACTGGGATAGATTAGAGGAGTGGATAGAAGCACTTTCAAAAGAAGTGCCACTCCAAAGATCCTTTGTCACGGCTGAGAGTTCTCTGAACTTCAGGTTGTACACTGGGAACCTAAAATTCATAACCGACAAGGGTTACCCCGTATCGGCCATCCCCGAACAGGGGATAGAGCGATTCGTCTCTCGTGAGATAAACCCGACTGTTGCTCAGCTCGGATCTCTCATGATACCGAATCTCGACTACCTTGCTCATCTCTTCGATGATATGAGGTATGTCATCTCTTATGGTGCTCCAGATATCGATCTGGAACGGGTGATGCACTTTCTTCGTGACTTTACAGTCATGGAGCGAGTGTCCGATCTCACAACTCTCATCAGGTACGAACGAATTATTCGTACTGTGAAA